CTCCTACCAAAAAATGATAGACACACTGATCGAGCGTGACCAAATGGACTACGACGAAGCAGTCGAATACATTGACTACAACTGCCTCGGCGCATGGGTCGGCAAACGAACCCCAATAATTGTTATGCCCATAGAATTATGAACGACGAATGGTTACAACAAGCATTATGCCGAGGCACAGACACACGCCTATTTTTTGCTGAGAACGGCGATATCCACACTCAACGCCAGGCCGTAACATTTTGTAACGGTACTCTCACCGAAGTTGTTGATACTAAGTCAGGATTGAGCGCAACCACGGGAACGCCTGGGTGTCCGGTGCGCTTGCAATGCCTCGATTACGCCTTATCGTTCCCCCAGGATCAAGATAATGCTGGTGTTTATGGTGGGGTACTCCCATCGCAACGTGTTATCTTGCGTTCAGCGCAACGTAAACCTATCGAACGTGATCCACGATACAGCCGTGGGCAGGATTGAACGCGACCACCGAAACCCTGCGGGTCGGGGCAACGGTATCTGGCCACCGGAACGATACCGAACACTTACCCCCAAATAGCAAATAGGCCACGAGGGTTAGCCCGTGACCTATTGCCGATAGCACCCGTTACGGTAGCTAGTTAGTCATCGAATGGATATGTTTCAATTATGCCGTTCTCATTCATTTCGGCAAGTACCCCCGTAGCTAATTCTTCACTACCGAATTTCCAAGCTTGCCGTAGTTTTCCCCATTCAGATAAATGGCCAGTATAGTTTTCCCGTAAGCTGTATGGGTCTCGCCAATAGATATTGAACCTAGCGTGACGTACCACAAAATAGTTTGGTGGGCGTAAAACTATCGGCCTACCCTTGACAAATATGCCGAGGATAGGCCGACAGATTGCCCATCGATGTAGGCGTTCTCTCATATTGGGGGTTATCGCATATGAGAGATATCGACAATACCGATAAAACAATAGTTATCGTAATCGGTCATAGTCACGTCACCTAACTCGGTGTACATTGAATGGGCAACGATACGTGCCGTATTCGGTTCACGATGGCTATGAATGTTGATATCGTAACGATGTAACCCGTTCGGACTACGCCATACATTCCAATAGTCATCACCATATTCGGCAAGTGTGAGAGCGTTAGTTTGACTAGTCGCCCAATTAAGGATAGCTACCTTATATTCTGGCGGTAGTTCTAAAGTACCGCTACCGTAAAATAGGTCGATAGCTACGTCATCGCTACCGTGTAATTCCCATTGGTAAGCTATATCCATAGCCTGACGTGCCGTGAGAGCGTGATCGTGATAGTCGATACCGTCTACCCGTACCGAATAGATAGCCAGATCAGGTGCTAGTTCTAAACCCCCATCAACTACGGGTTCATTCATAGGGTGCGCACACTCTAGACATACCTCGTGATAGTGGCCGGCCTTGCCCATAATGTCGTAGAACGCTAAACGGCCTGTACCCTGTTCGAACGTGTGCGGGTCATTAGCGTCAATCCCGACAGGGCATTGAATAGTGTCATTTAGCGGGTACTCGAAAATTATTTCTCTCATTCTGCCACCCCGTTACGGTAACGATGGTCACTAGCTACAGTAAGGATAGCGTTAGACCACGTATCAGTGTACTCATTCCATAAAGCGTTATCTTCGATAACAGCGTCACGGATTAGTGGCCACGTATCCGGATTACTTAGACAATAGAAATAGTTGTCATCATTATCGGCACTAATTTCACTATTGTAAACGTAATCATTCAATTCACTAGAAATAGCCCTATCAGTAAGAATTAGCGGTAGTTCATAATGTGTACCGATAATGGCCTTATTGAACCATTTAGCCTTATCTGCCAATTCAAGGATACCATTCTCATCTATATCGTCGTTATCGTCGATATCAACAATGACTAGATCATCATTGACCCCCAAAATAGTACCCGTACCCCTATCAACTAAATATCTCATAACTATCTCCCATTCATTATTACCGCCAGAATTAGCGGTAGTGCCTAGCTAGGAATTGAACCTAGAGAACCCCCACGGGCTAGGCGTAACCGGAATTACTTTAACGGCATAAGGGTAGCCCGAACCTTAATACCCTGACGTTCTGCCGTAATAATGGCACGAGGCACTAAACGTTCAATAGTGACACGGCCACCCGCCGAACCCTTACCGCCATAATCAACAATATCGGCCATGAGACTAATAGTCTCGCCCAATAAATCCCCGTTGTAGTTCACGGTATTCTCAGGCCACCCGCTAGCGTCATTACCCCACGTGAATAGACGGGCAACGTTCGGATATTCGGCATGCCCGTAAGGGTTCAACCCTTGAACATTCACGCTACCCTTACCGCTAGAAATAACTAGCTGGCTATCGGCCAGAATAAACGTAGCCGTAGTCTGACCTTTAACGAACGAACTAGCTTTAGCTAATTCCCTACCGTTCGGTAAGGCTAACCATTCGCCAACGTTCGGCATATCTACCGTAATTTCGATTAGGCGGTAACTATCGCACCCCGTAAACGTCACGGTATCCCCGAACGCTTGAACCTTGACACTAGAAATAGTGCCACGGGTGATATCCGGACTAGCCAATTTACCGCTAGCCACCATAATTTTAGCGAGATAGTTATTACCCACCCCGTCAGGGTTACTAGTGAACCCTTGAACATTATCAATTGCCGTCATAGTGCTATATCCCATTCTCTATTTACTCACCCCCATTAGGTGAGTAGTGCCGTGGCGGGTATCGAACCCGCAAGTACCCCCGATAGGTCACGGCTAACTAGCTTTATTCGTTATCGTATTCGGCCATTAGTTCGGCGTGACCCGCAATACAATGCCCACACTCTATTTGCCGTTCGTGATCACACTTACAGCTAGCCTGACGTTCCCGTTCGGCCTTAGTCTCTCGCCTATGGGTAGCCGTATTACCATTTAGTAAACCCGCTAGCCCTACAGGGTACGGGTTATGTTTACCGTATTTCATAGCTATCTCTCATTCTCTCATTGGCAAGCTTGAACGCTTGACAGATAAAACACTACCCCAACCAAACCAGAATGTCAATATGACATACGTCACACTGTTCTAGCAGGCCAAATAGCACCCGCTAGAACATATGTTCGTGACATAGGTCACCTATCAAGTGTGCGCAAGTGTTCACGAAACATAGCTACACACTGTCGGCGGGTATACCCTGAGTAACGTTGGCGAACCCGCCACCCGCTATCGGTCACGAACGATAGTTCGATAGTTTCGTGGCCTACCGTCATAGTCACCCCGTCACTATATTCAACATAACGCCGACCATTCATTCGCTATCTTCGCTATCTTCGCTATCTTCGCTATCTTCGATCAAATAGTTATCACTGGCCATATCTGCCACGTGATCTTCTGACATATATGAGAGACACGCCATAGCGACAATCTCCCACGATAGAACGCCATCATCGACCAGATCGATTAGTTGGTTGGTCACTTTTCTAACATCACTCATATAGCTATCTCTCATTCTCTAAATAATCTCACCGGAATTGGTGAGATAGTCCCTAGTTGCCCTATGACGGGCTACCCCTGACGGGCTAGGGCAAGATCGAACGCTACCTAGAACGGTAGAACGCCCAACCCGCAACAACTACCCCCGCTAAGATAGCTACAATTAGCCACCCGCTAGGCCATTCGGTCACCCGTTCACACTTGACTAGTTCTAGCGAACATTCGGCACTATTCATTCGGCCACCCCGTAACAGTAAACCATATCCTCACCCTGACTATTTTGGGCGATACCCGTCACCCGTAAACCCTGATCCATCATGCCCGATTCTTCTAGAGCGTCATTTACTACGTCGATAGCGTCACGGTATGCCACGTCAGGGTTCAATGCTTCAAGGTCTACCGTAACCATAACTGTCACTTTATACTTGCCGTATGTTTCCATAGCTGTCTCTCATTCTCTCACCCCGAATAGGTGAGTAGTCCCTAGTGACCTTACGACAGGCCTACCGCTAAACGGCTAGGGCATATTTCAACTACTACCAACCCCCACCATTCAAGCGGTACTCATCTAGGAAATATTCGGCCATGTATTCGGCACACTCACGCCGAACAGATAGCGGGAACAGTGAACGAACACTGTCGGTCATTCCGCAATGTTCTAAAACATAGTTTCTGGCGATAGGCAAGAATTGGCGGGTGAACCCTTTTAATACCCGTTCATAGTCACCCTGTCCCCTGTCATAGTGTTTCTGACACGCCCGCAACATAGGAACGATATAGGCCTTATAGTTCCCCTGATCATTTTGCGCATATAAAACTAGTTCTGTCGCTTCATGCGATAGATCAAAATTTCCTAGCCCATATTCGTAGTCTGTTCTCATAGCTGTCTCCCATTCTTTAAATAATCTGCCCGAATTGACAGATAGTGCCGTTCTAGGAATCGAACCTAGTAAACCCCCGAACGGGTCACGGCCACCAAATTACATTAGATCGGTATACCAAACGTAATTTGCCACCCTGACATCATGGCGACTACCGCCCGAAATAATGCCATCATGGGTAGCCTTTACGGTAGCGATACCCTTACGGCTGACATGTTCGACTATGACATATTCGCCCGTGATACTCTCACGTGACCACTGTACCCAATAGGTCTCGCCCGCTATTAGTTCTTCGGTAAGGCCGACTATCTCCCGTATTTTATTCATGTCTATCTCCCATTCTCTATTTACTCACCAGAATTGGTAAGTAGTGCCGTAGTCAGGTTACGAACCTGATCAACCCCGCAGGGCTACGGCCAACACTCACCCGCAAGGGCAAACAAACTCTGCGCATCGACGCTCTAATTCGATACCCCGTGAATACCTGTCACACTCTACGCACAAATAAAAGGTGACATTATCGCCTAAATGCGCACAAACGGCCACGGGGTTGATATCGCAACATTCGCACACTATAACCCCGTTCACTACCCGCATACCCTTATATGTTTCCATAGCTGTCTCTCATTCTCTCATTCACCCGCCACTATTAGCGGGTAGTGCCGTAGTCGGAATTGAACCGACTAAACCCCCGAACGGGTTACGGCTAACACTCACTCACAAACTAGAGCAACCAGATCATCGATCGACCAGTCGGCGAAATCTTCGAACGCTTGCGAATACTTGACATTCATGTACTTGACCCATTGACCGACATTCACGTGATCATCATTCGACAGGTCACCCTGACTACCCACCCATTCATCGAAGCTAACCCGTAGGCCGTAAACATTCATTGCTATCTCCCAATCTCTCAGTGTGTCATTGTGACATTTAGAACACTACCCCCAACCCTAAAAGAATGTCAACCCCTAATCGTGTGACATTCGACACACTACCAACCAACCCCCAACCAACCAACCGAAACACACACACACACACACACAAACCAGATAGGCGCGACTCACTCACCCCGCACCCGTGACCGGTGGCCGAGTCGAATGTCTCGCGGGTGGGTAAGTGTCAGGCCGTACCCCTAGGGGTATACCCGTTCCCCGAACATACGTTCCCCGAACATTTGTTCCCCCGTCGACCGAACATTTGTTCCCCGAACACCTGTACCCCGAACATATGTTCGCAACTGGGGGTGTGCCGTGGGTCACAGCAGGGTATACATATATTACTAGTTATCGGGATGTGTGGTTTTTACATCTCACGGAGAGTGGTGGTTTGGTGTGTTTTGTCACTGTGGGTGGTGTGTATGTTTATGCAGTGGAGTGTATGACTATGTGTAAGGGTTATTCCCCCCACTATTTGAAACGCATGTGTGCTTGTTTCTGGAAGCCGGTCAATGTTTGGGTGGACAACCTGTTGCCTTGTACGTTGGTGCGCTGATCGACTGTCTCGTTGGATAGTCGTCTACCCACCTTTCGGTGTGTCATCCCTGGGCCAGGTTCAGCTGCTGGTGGGTCTGGTGAACCCTGATGGTTCTGTCCCCGTTTGGGGTGTTGGGTTTGGTTTCATTATAGCATTTTTATAGGCAGTTGGGGCATTTTGTGACGGTGTTGTCGGGTAAAAATATCCAGCTGTTTCGACAGTCGGGGTTAGTGCATGGTTCGGAAGGTTTTGGTTGTTCGGGTGTTTTTTGCTCTGAAGGTTGGTTGGGTTCGTCGAGGTATCGTTCTTGGTTGAGCCATGTGATTGGGTGGGCCGTGTATTGGGGGTCTTCGTTTTTGCGTCGGAGTGCATAGATGTGGGCTGCGCTAATAATGATTTGGGGATCTACCGTTAGGGCGATTTTGTTGAATTTCTTTTTGCAAACTCCTTTGCCTTCTTTGCGTGGGTAGGTCGCCCAGAACTCATCAAATTCCAAATCGAATGATTTGGATGAGAGAGGTTCTTTTGGTTTCTTCTTGGGTTCTATTGGGTTAGTGCTACCTGTGGTAGCGGGTGGTGTAACGTCAGGTAGCGGGTGGTGTAACGTGACGTTACGGGTGGTGCTACCTACGGTTACGGGTTGTGGATAACCTGGGGGTGTGGTTCGGGACTCATAGATGACGGGTGCATCCACAAAAACGAACCTGTACAAATTCGTTCCTCCTGGGCGTTCTTTCTCTAACACCAAAAATCCATCTGCGACGATTTTGCTTACAGCAAAAGAGGCGGTCTTTCGGGCCACTCGACTTTTGGTTGCGAGTTTCGCTATGGACATCCAGAACGTGTTGTGGTTCTGATCGTTCACGCTGTCAGCTATTGCTAGATGGATTGCGAACTCTGCGCCTGTGTAGGGGGAGTGTCGATAAACGTACCCCATTGCTTCCATGCTCATAACATCTCTTTTCTCTCTGCCACAAATGTATCACACATTCGGTGTGTCGGTGCGCTATACTTTCAGTTGTCGACTTGTACTCTCTCTCCGAGTCGACCCCCATAGCGAACCCCTGCCCAGTTCACCCCCTTTCCTGGGCAGGGGTCTCGTTGGGTATATGATGGGTGGACAATGACAGGTAACAAAAATAGTGGCCGCAAGTTTATTACGCCCGAAGACAAGATTAGGTTTTGGGAAGCTCGTGCCGCCGGCATTACTATTAAGGAAGCCTGCAAGATTGCTGGGATTCATTACAACACTGGTCAAGAGTGGGATAGCAAACGCCGCAAAATGCAGGCAGAGTTGCAGGCAGCGAACCTTGAAGTAAAAGTTTCTGGGGTTAAAGCGCACCGTAACGGGGATAAGGTTGCTGAACTACGAGCGACGATAGATCAGACTGCCGAGTTACCTCCGGTTATCCCGTATGCCCGTTTGGGTGAGAGGGCGAAGCAGGGGTGGGATGATTTTGAGTATTTCCGTCGAGTGTATTTGGGCCGTGTGTCGTCACCGTGGCAGGTAGAAGCAGCATTACGGATCGTAGAGTATTTGGAATCTGAAGAAAAAGAATTCCTAGTCTTGAACTGTCCCCCAGGTGCAGGTAAATCCACCCTGTTCCATGACGTTGCTGTGTGGTGCATTGTTCGCAACCGGTCTATCCGTGTGCTGATTGGGTCTATTTCGCAGACGCTAGCCAAAATGTATTCTCGTCGTATCCGTGAAACCCTTGAACGACCCACCCGTCTGATTGCTGACCCTGAATTGGTACGCAAAGGCTTGGCGGTTGATGCTGAGGGTTGTTTGTCGCACGATTACGGCAGGTTCAAACCGACCGCTTCAGGTTCATTGTGGCGAGCCGAAGAATTCATTGTTGAACAACTCAACATCGGCATGCTCGAAAACAAAGAACCGACCGTTTCGGCTTACGGTATCGACTCAGAGTTTATCGGCCATCGTGCCGACCTCTGTCTGTTTGATGACGTGTCGTCTACGGAGAACGCTAAAGAGTCAACTTCTCGTGACCGCCTGCTGGAACGATGGGATTCGATGGCTGAAGCTCGCTGCGATCCAGGTGGGTTGGTCGCTGTGATCGGTCAGCGGTTAGGCCCAGGCGACCTGTACGCTCACTGCCTCAACAAGATCACATATGACGATATCGACGACGATGATGATGCTTCCGGTGAGGATGCGACGGTTGAAGAACAGTTCAAAGAACCTGTCAAGAAACAGAAATATCATCACATCATTTATAAGGCGTATTACGAAGAATTAGACACGGGTATTAAGTCTCGTTCTAAGAAAGCGTTACCGTGGCCGAACGGCCCGCTACTTGATCCGGTGCGTTTACCGTGGAAAGACCTGTCGTTTATCAAATACAACCAGCCTTCCAAGTTTCGGGTGGTGTATCAGCAAGAAGATATCGATTTGGATTACCAGTTGGTTGAACGCACCATGTTGACTGGCGGTACTGGTGTTGACGGGGTGCAATATCCTGGCTGTTTGGATAGGGAACGTCACCCTGGGAACATTCAACGGGGGTTGTCTGCCCCGTGGGTGTCTATTATTTCGGTTGACCCGTCACCTTCACAGTTCTGGGGTGTCATTTGGACAATTGTGCAACCTGACTTGGGGTTATACCATGTCGTTGACATTGAAAGAGTCAAATTGACTGCTGAGGAACTGCTTGGTTGGCAGATGGCTACGGGTGAGTACAGCGGTATCCTTGAAGATTGGGTGTGGCGAGCCGCAGAAATGGGCTATCCAGTGACTCATATCATTGTTGAGGTTAATGCGGCCCAACGTTTCTTGTTGGCACACGATTTTGTGCGTCGCTGGCAGGCTTCTCGTGGGGTAAACATTATTCCTCATACGACTAGCCGTAACAAACTTGACGAGAATCTTGGTTTGGAAGCTTTGATTCCTCCGGTTGTGCGGTCGGGTTCGTTGCGGTTGCCTACTTTGTCGGGTAACTGGAAAACTTTGGCTTTGGTCGAGGAGTTGTGTTCGTGGACTAAGGATAAGAAGAAGGGTACTGACCTTGCAATGTCGTTGTGGTTTACACTTCTTCATGCGCCACGGTTGTCTGCGCCTCGTTTGCCTCCTCAAAAGTGGAGACCTTCGTGGTTGTGACAAGTTTCTGTGGTATATTTAGACGAACTGCTATTCAAAGGATGAGTTGTGCCACAAGTCGGTAATAAAAAGTTCCCTTACACTCCTGCTGGCATGAAAGCCGCTGAAGCAGAAGCAAAAAAGTCCAAAAAAACTATGGTTAATAAATCAAAGAACAAAGGAAAGTAACATGGCCGTTAAAAGACCTCTCCCCCCTACACCAATGCCATCGCCCATTGATAAAGCAATTGCTGATATTAAGCGTCGCTATCCTGGCACTGTTTCAGGAGAGTTTAAGGGTGTGCGTTCAACGAACGAGGCTGTCCAACTGTTTCAGGATATTGTTTCTGAATCGTCTTTGATCGATAAGTACAACAATCGTACTTTGATGGCTGCTGCTGCTAAGGTTGCTACTCAACGTTTTGCTGCTTATGGTAGCGGTATGGAGGAGCAACGCAATAAGCGTAAACCTGCTGCAACTAAAATGGCTGTAAAGAAGATGAAGTAACAAACTTTATGAAAGATGCAAAATCACGTGGCGGTGTTGGCGCAGTTTCAACACGAGCAAAGCAGATGGCTGAACTTGCCACTATTGCTAAACGTCTTGGTTCTGGTAGCTGGGCTTCTGCACAGTTGAAGTACATGAAGGCTGGCGACAGTTATAAGCAAGCTGAGATGAAGGTTCAATCTTTGGCTGAAGAAGCAATGAAGATGCCAAAAAAGAAAATGAAGTAACAACCGGCGCATGAAATCAATTGAAGAAATAGTTGCACTGTACAACCATCGTCGTCGCTCGCTCGGCCCTGTTCATCAACAGATGCAGAAAGTACGAGAACTAGCCAACGGCGACATTGTTGTACCTCTCAACGAATTAGACCGCAACGCCAAATCTTCTGTTGCTAACCTGCTTGTTCAAGGTTTAGATCAGATGTCTATGCGAATATCGTCAACGATGCCCGCACCATACTTCCCGCCATTCAGGGAAGGATCAGAACGATCCAAAGAAATGGCAAACCTACGCAAAAAAGCAATGCTGTCCATTTGGGATCAAAACCGTATGAACATGAAGATGCGTCGACGTGCCAGACACTTCCTCGCATACGCTTCAGCACCAGTGATCCTGAAGCCTGACTTCAAAACACTGACCCCGAAGTGGCATGTTCGTAACCCGTTAGACACTTTCCCTTGCCCATCAGACGATCCGGACAACCCTGTCCCATACGACTGCATTTTTACTTACCGCAAACCGTATTCGTGGCTAGTGATGAACTACGGCAACCTTGTTGATGGTCGTCTACGTTTAGGCCAAGTCGAATATGACACCATGTTTACCATCATCGAATACATTGACGAAAACGAACTTGTACTCGGTGTTATTGGTGCTGAAGATAACCCGCAACTGACACAATACGAACGATCAGGTTTAGATTTCATTGAACTAGAACGCATCATCAACCGTACTGGTATGCCGTTATGTGTCGTTCCGCAACGAATCACTCTTGACCGCCCACACGGACAGTTCGATGGTCTTATGGGGATGTTCTATACACGAGCAAGACTGCAAGCTCTCACCGAAATTGCTATTGAACGAGGCATTTTCCCTGACGAATATTTGGTTGCCCGCCCAGGCGAAAACCCCGAAATTTTGCAAGTCGCTGACGGTAAAACAGGATTGCTTGGTGTTGTCAAAGGTGGCGACCTACAAATCCAACAAGTCAACCCTGGATATAAAACTGATACTGCGCTTGACCGTTTGGAACGCCAAGAACGTTTGGAAGGTTCTATCCCCGCAGAGTTCGGTGGAGAATCAGGAACAAACATTCGTACAGGCCGCCGTGGAGAAAACGTACTTTCCGCTACTGTTGACTTCCGTGTCCAGGAAGCACAAGAAGTGTTCGCTACTTCTATTCTTGAAGAAGACAAGATCGCTATTGCTATCGAAAAAGCGTATTGGGGCGACACACCCAAAATGTTTTTCCTTCCAGGTAAAGCAACAGTCGGCAAAGTTGATTACACACCCAACAAAATTTGGGAAACAGACTTCCACTATGTTGCTTATTCGGCGGCAGGTTCAGATGTCAACAACCTGATTGTCGGTTTAGGTCAACGTGTCGGTACAGGACTCATGTCTAAGGAATCTGCTCGTGAAGCCGATCCGCTTATCAGTGATCCTGATATGGAACATGACCGCATTATCGGTGAAGGTGTCGAAGCCGCTTTGCTGTCGTCAATTCAGCAGCAGGCCGCTAGCCCGCAGTCACCGTATCAACCTGCCGATCTTGCATCGTTGGTCAAAAAGGTTTTGGTGGAAAACAAGTCGTTGTTTGATGCTGTCACCGAAGTTGATACTGCGGCTAAGGAACGTCAAGCTGCTGAAGCACCACAGGGCGCACCGGAAACTATGCCAGGTCTTGCACCTCCAGGTATGGGTGCTGAACAACCTGTTGCTCCACCGGAAGGCGCACAGGGTCAACCTGATATCCAATCGTTACTCGCTCAATTGGGGGGCTAAATGGTCGACTATCCGAATCGTTCAGATTTGCGTAATCCTGCAACTAAAAAGGTTGCGTTTACGGGACAAACTTATGGGCAAGCTACACAGCAGGCTTCTTCTCAGCAAGCGGTGTCGCCTGGTTCTGCACCTGCGGATGTTCAGGCACAGCAGGTCGCTCGACCTGTTCCTGGCGCACAGTCGTTGACTCGACCTACGGAACGCCCTAATGAACCGATTACTGCTGGTGCTGATATTGGTGCTGGCCCTAATGCTATGCAGGCTGGTTTAACCAAACCGATTATGCCACAAGACGATACTTTGACTCGGTTACGAGCTTTGTACAGCATGTTTCCTAATGATGATCTTGCCAACATGATTTCTAAATATGAAAGCCGTGGTCGTTGATGTCCTTGTACCAAAGGTATACAGCGCAAGAAGAAGCACAAATTTTGTCGGATATGGCAGCCGAAGATCAACGTATCTTTTCGTATCGAGCGCAAGCAACTCCAGCGTTAGCACAGATCGTTGGTGACTTGTATCGTCAATATCCGGCAGCAAATATTGGTGTGTTGGAAGCTGCTGCTCGTGGTGCTGCTGCTGGTGCTTTTAGTGTTGAGGAAGCACAACGGTTAGCTAAGGATTCTATTCGTTATGATATTGGTGCTATTGATTATTCAACAAATCGTGGCCCAACAGCAGGAGAATACGGTAAAACGCAAGGCCCACCAGGGCCAGGTGAACCAGGTTTTGTTGAAAGAAATGCTCCAGAAACTTACAAAGCATGGTTTCAATATATTTACCCTGCGATTAAAGGTGCTTCACGTTGGGTGAACGCAGGTTTACAAACGACTACCGATCTTGTTCAAAATGCTGCTGCACAAGCTGGCGGGTTACCAGGTATTAATGCAATAAATGGTGTCGAAAATCAAGCAGCATTTAATGACGGATGGTTTATATCAACCAGTGCGGGTTCAATGATTGCAAACTGGGAAGATACAGGATCAGGCTGGTTTATGGGCGGCAAAGCCTATGAAATGCAAGCTGAACGTGCGCGCAGATATCGAGGCACAATTGACGGTCACGCTTTTACTATCGGAAGATTGTTGACACAAAATCTATTTCAACCACAAGCAGATGATCTTGGTGTTGAAGTTGGTCTTAAACAAATGGCAGAAAATATTTTGTCAGGAACAATTGACGGTTATGTTGCTATGAAAGTTCCGGCACTTCCTGGCCTCAAACTTGCTACTAAAGGTGTTACAGCACTTGAAGAACTTGGTGGATTAAAAGTATTCCGTGGATTAACAGATTTTGAATCAGCCGCAATTGTCCCAGCAAAAATTGGTCAATGGCTAGACACTAACACTGGACAAAAAGTTGTCAGAGTTTTAGCAGAAGATGTAACAACTGTTACACAAGCAATGCACATGTTCCCTAACGCCAACGGAAAATTTTGGGAAAACATTGTCAACATTGATGATGTTACAGATATGCGTAAGTTTCTTGCCGAAGCAATAGGTGAGGGTAATCCTGCGCTCGGTAAAGCTCCTCGTTCAATGAACGATTTTAATATGACCAGCTGGTCTAATATGAAATATCGTGCGACACAAGGTAACAATTGGTTAAGTAAAGTTTATTCAAGTTTGGGTGCTAAAAACTTTGGTAACGAAGTTGTTGTTTCTTTATATTCTGATCGTGATGCAGCTAACTCTATGTTTGCTATTGATTCGTATATGCGTCGAGCAAGAGTTAGTGCAACAGAAAGAGATGATTTATTAAAAGAATTTTTGAACGCATACAATAATTCTCCTGGTGATCTTCGTGTTGCGTCTGAAAAGTTAAACAAAATTTTGAGAACATCTTTGCGAGCTTCTGGTGCAGATAAAAAATTAGTTGACTCAATGCTTGAAGGATTAGCAAAAATTAAAGACAGTCCTTTGTATGCAACTTTGAATGATTTTAATGAACCAAATAATTTTGGTGTCACAATGTTTCAACCTGATGGAACAATGGTTGATCTTCCATTAGCAACCGCCGCAATACGTTCAGAAATTATGCGTAATTCTTTAATTCTTCCGGATGCTAGGCGTGTTCGTCGTATTGTCAGCGAATTTGGGTGGATTACTGGCCAAAAAGGTACTTTTGATGTAATGGATAAAGGCGAAGCGCGCTTGCCTTTAGTCGCTGTTGAATATTTACAAAATCAGGTTTGGCGACCGTTCACTCTTTTAACAGGTGGATACGTTCTCCGTAACTTGACCGACTCAACACTACGCCATGTGTTAGCAGCAGACCTCAACCGTGGAGTTTTCCATCCTCTTGAATTTATGCAAATAGCAATGTTCAAAAAAATGGGTGGAGATATTGAAGGTGTCACTTTTGATGATGCACAAGACGTAATTTTGCGTACTCAAAAAGAATATGCACAAGCTATTAATGCTCAGATGAGAGAAAACTTTGATCCGCTTCTTCGGGCTAAACAAGAAAGACAGACTGGTGCATGGCGGGCAGTAAACGCATCATATGGTGACGATTTTATTCAAGGTGTTGCTGACGAGACACACTTGTTAGCCAATGATGAAATTGCTCGGATGATTGCTGCTGGCGATGATACCGAAGACATTTTGATTTGGCTTGAAACAACCGATGCTGGTAAACAACATATGCGTGATCTTCAAGGCATGTGGCGTGATGTTTGGCAAAAAGATTTGAATGGTCAACAAGCAACAGTTACTATTGATTTTCATGTTGAAGGTCAAGGTATGACTATTCAACAACAAGATAATTGGGTTCGTTATATTGACGAATATTTGAGGCCACGTCTTGATGAGACTGTTGGCAAAGATATTATTTTGCGAAATATCATTGGTCGACGTGTTAATGGTGAAATTGTTTCAGGAACTTTGACTGACGCTGCCGGTAATATTCTTAAAGATGCTAACGGCAATATAGTTACTGCTTTTAAGCAAACTAAAAATGGTGCATTTATTGGTTTCACTGATGAATATTTTGATGAAATTCGTCGAGTAGTAGACACACCCAACAACGGGTTAAAAAAAGAATTCAAAGCACGTGTTCATATGAAACCAGGTCACTTACGTGGTAATGCTCCAGATATGACTTCCGAACAACGACAGATTATGAACGCAAAAAATCAGGTTGTTCGACGTTTCTTTTCAGAGTTATACCCCAAGCGTGAAGCATGGTTAAACCGTTCGCCAGCGTTCCGAAAGTTTTATTACAATTCAATCAACAACTATTTGCATTTGCTTGCTCCAGGTGAAGCAGAAAACATTGTTCGTGCAGTACAACAATCTGCTAAAGATGCCAATGTTGTTTACGACACAAAGTTTCTTAAAAAATGGGTTGGCAGCGACGAATTAGCTCAACGCATTTTAGACATGGCTTCAGGGAAAATTAAATCTACAGGCCAACGCACACACACAGAAATTAGTGCGCTTGCTAAAGGTTACGCTTTAGACGCAACAGAAGAACTGTTTTATAATGCCGCAGCCAAATCAGACTTTGCTGATATTTTCCGTATCATTACACCATTCGGTTCTGCATGGGCTGAAGTAATGAAATCGTGGACAAAAATTCTAGCTACTAACCCAGAAAACTTAGCTAAAGTAGAAAAATCTGTTATGGCCTTGCAAGAAGGCGACCCAGATGGTGACGGTAAAGGTTTCTTTTGGAAAGACCCCCAATCCGGTGAATACATGTTCAACTATCCGTTCTCAAAACAGTTAGGCCCGTTTATTGCGGGTTATGGTGGTGCTGTTGTTGGTGGAATTTTGTTTGGGGCTAAAGGTGCTATAGGTGGTGGTCTTGGTGGTCTAGGTGTTGGTGGTATTGCACAAAAGATTATTGGGCCAGACATCAACCCTGTTTTTTCTGCACCAGCGAAATCATTAAACATGGGATTGCAAATTCTTCCTGGTTTCGGCCCTGTAGTACAACTTGCTTCTAGCTGGATTATTCCTAATATCCCAAAAACTGATTTTATTCGACATTTTGTTACACCGTATGGCGCACCAGAAGTAAGCAGTCTTGCGTTACCTTCGTGGTCTTCAAAACTTATTGACGCATTGTCTGATCCTAAACAAACACGTCTACTTGGTGATCTCCAAATGGATGTTATGAAAACTTTGGCTGCTACACGAGACAGCGAAGGCAACTTGAAATATGATTTGACTGATCCTAGAGACCGTCAACGTTTAGAAAACGATGCTATTCCTAAAGCTCGTGTACTTCTTGTTTTGCGTTCTTTGGGACAATTTGTTGGGCCTTCACGACCTGATGTTGATTTCTCTTTGGAGACTAATTCTGGTGATGTTTATGCTTCAGAGGTTTCAAAAGCGTGGAATGATATGCGAGCAGAAAATTATGATACTGCTGTAGAAACATTTGTAAATACTTTTGGTGAAGATTTCTTTTTGTATATGCAAGGTAAAACACAAACAGATTTGTATGGGCTTGAAGCGTCAAAAAATTTTGGTCGATGGGAACGAGAGAACGAAGGTTTCTTTGGTCGTCATAAACAAGTTGCAGGTTTCTTTGCTGATGTAGGTTCAGATTTTGATTACCAAGTTTATTTGCGTCAACTTGAATTAGGTTATCGTGAGCGCATACCGGCTGATGAACTTGTTTCTATGGCACAAGAAGTTGTTGGTAAAGCTTTGTATCGTAATGCTGTTCGCAAAGTTGGGCCTAAATCTACTCCTGAACAAAAAGCATGGCTTTACGAACAAAAACTTGCAATTCAAGAATTGTATCCTGGTTATGCCACCGCAGAAGCAAGCTTTAATGATTTTGAACGTCAACTTATTTATTTGAAAGAAGCGTCTTCTGATTCTGCAATGGATGGTAACCCTGTTGCTGAAGCTACACGTTTCTATTTGGAGCAACGTGATGCTGCTATTCAATTTTCTATTGATCGTGGTAGTGGTACTGGCAGGTCATTAAGTGGTAAAAATGATGGTGATTTGCGGGACTCTTTGAACACTATTGGTTTGGCTTTGATCGAAAAGTATCCTGAATTTGCTCGTGTGTGGGATCAAGTGTTCTTTAACGAAGTTGATCCAGGTAAGGAAGGATAATTATGGCTACTAAAAAAATTCAAACTGTTACTGTTCCTAATCCGAAACCTGGTGAAACTTTTGAAGGTTATACAACACGTTTGGTTGCATTGCAACCTAAACCTACGTATGGGCCAGCAACTAATTTTTCTCAAGTTACTGGCGATTATGTACAGTGGCAGATTGCAGTAACAAGGAAGTTAGAGAAATATTTTCCTGCTGAATTTTCACAATGGCAAGAAGAAAATCGTGCTTATGATACTGCTTATGCTGCTGGTCGTGCGGCTGCATCACCCCCCACCACTACTACGCCTCCCGCTACAAGGCCGCCTGTAACTACACCTCCTACTACAAGACCTCCTTCTACTAGCACTCCTCCTTCTACTAGCACTCCTCCTACTACTACGAGACCACCGACAGGTACTATGCCACCGACTACTGCACCACTGACTACTGCACCACCGACGACTCGACCGACTAGCACTACTCCTCCTCCGACTACTACTCCTCCGACTACTACTCCTCCGACTACTGGAACTACAGTCCCTACATTTGATGATATTCAGAATTCAAACCCACCAGCAGGGACTACAACAACTGGCACAACAACAGTTCCTCCATATTTGCCACCACCCCGATACGCCAAAGACTCTAATGGTAAATGGTACGTATACGAAGGCCCAGGTTTAGTATCTCTTGATGGACAAATATCTCAGGTTGATTATTACGACATAAACAACGATCCAGGTCGTATTTATGCTGGAATGACACCAGCCGAACGACTTGAAGTATTAGGCAAACTTAATGATTCAGGTTTTTACACTGCTGGCAATATTGGTAATTACGCCAGCGACCTCAACGCTTTTTCTGCTTGGCTTGAATATTCAAACAACGCTGGTCTTACTAGAGAAGCAGCATTAAACCAGATTGTTACTACTGGTGCAACAATACCCAAAACAGGGTCTGGTGGCACACCACGTACATACAGAACATCTAACACTGATGATCTTAAAGTAATGGCTAAAAAGATTTCGCAAGACACTCTTGGCCGATCAATGACAGACGAAGAATTAAGTCGATTCGCTGCTACATATCAACAATCAGAAATTGATTACCAAAAATCTATGTATGCTGGCCGCACTACAGAAGAAATGCAACAACCTGATATGGCAGCACAAGAATTTTCGCAAGAGTTAGCACCCACTGAAGCGAACGCATACAAATATTTGGGTTACGTTGACAAGTTTTTTAATGCCATTGGAGGTTTGTGATGAGTAATGTTCCTGATCTATCCGGTGTAGATTTTGAAGCTGTTGGTCGACTAATGAAAGCTAATGGTATGGAAGTACCTATTGATTGGGAGGCCGCTGCTAAAGAACAGTACGGTGGCTTTTATGCCATCGTTCAATCTGTACCCGAAATTGGTATTCTTCTAAAAAAAGCTGTTACTGCTGAATGGTCTGACGCAAAATTTGATTACGAATTAAAACAAACTCAATGGTACAAAAATAACTCTGCCACGGCACGAACATGGGATGTCAACAAACAACTTGACCCTGCTTCGGCGCAACAACAGATTGATTCTCAATCTCAATCCATTCGTGCAATGGCTTCTAATCTGGGTGTTTTTCTTGATGATACTGCAATTGCGAAACTTGCTGAGAATAGTCTTCGAGGTGGATGGAACGAAACTGTTGTTCAGAACTCCATAGGTGCTGAGGCAGTTAAAAGTTCAACAGGTAAATCACAGTTAAGCACAGGATATTTTGGTCAGCAGATGAAAAACATTGCTGCTGATTACGGTATTCAATTGGCTGATTCCACATTTGACCAATGGATTAATAAGGTTGCTGTCGGGCAAGAGAACGTGCAATCGTTTAAGCAGTACGCACTAAATATGGCTAAAACTTTGTATCCAAGTATCGGTACACAGTTGGATCAGGGATTGACTTTTGCTCAGATCACTGACCCGTATAAACAGACAGCTGCTCGAACATTAGAAATGAACCCTGACACCATCGACTTCACTGACCCGAAATGGTCTAAAGCAATCACGTTCACTACAGATAAAGGTGAACAGCGACCCATGAACTTTAATGAGTGGGGTAACTACCTTCGGTCAGAACGATCACTCGGTTACGAGTACACTAACGAGGCTCGTTCACGGGCATACCAAGTCACATCAGGATTAGCAAACCTATTCGGAAAGATATGATATGAGCGACACAGGCGCACCACAATCCGCATACGCAATCATCGGGCAAGACCTAGAACGCTACGGTTTAGGTAGTCTCACACAGTTTGTGAACGATCTTGTGTTCAAAGAGAACGTGCTTGACGAGAACATTATCCGTGGCCGTATGCGTGAAACCGAACAGTATCGGACACGGTTTGCAGGCAACGAGGCTCGACGCAAAGCAGGATATAACGTTCTGTCAGAAAACGAATACTTGTATTTGGAGAACGCTTACCGTCAACAATTGCGTTCTGCCGGTATGCCCCCAGGTTTCTATGACAGCAACGACGACTTCACCGCCATGATCGGTGGAGATGTCTCTGTAGCGGAACTTGCTACACGGGTGAACCAGGGTTATGAGGCAGTCAAGAACGCTGACCCGCAAGTCATTCAAGAGATGCAACGGTTATACGGCGTAAACGACAGCCAGTTAGCCGCCTACTTCCTAGACCCGCAGAAGGCTGCTCCTATGCTTGTTGAGCAAGCTAAGTCTGCTCAGATCGCTGCTGAGGCTACCAGGCAAGCAGGTATCAGTATTACTGGTTTGCAGGGTGAGCAGTTGGCACAGGCAGGTATCAACGCTGAACAGGCTCGACAAGGTTTCGCTGCCCTCGGCCAAGCACAAGAACTGTTCAACCCTCTCGCCGGCGAACAAGGTCAAGGTATGACCCAGCAGGAGCAGATCGGTGCAGTGTTCGCTACTGACGCTGCGGCTGCCCAACGCCTCCGTAAGAAGCAAGCAGAACGAACCGCAGTCTTCCAGGGTGGCGGTAGTTTCGCTGGGCAAGGTCAAGGACAAACTGCTTTAGCGTAGGTACTTGCATCCTGCAAATAATGTGCTACACTTAATCCGATGCCAATAGGCAGGAACACCCTAACGGGTCGTAAGCAGCGAACCGCCATGCCTCCGTGGTGGTTCTGGGCAAAGGAGTGTACATATGGACAGCGACATCGAATTCGATGAACAAGAAACAGGCCGAAATCCTCTGCGTGATCGCATGAAGCAGCTTGAATCGGAAAACGCAGCACTGAAGGCAAGGGCCGACGAAGCCTCTAACGCCGCACGTGAACTAGCTTTCGTAAGAGCAGGAGTTGATTCTGCCGATCCGATGGCCAAGTATTTCGTGAAGGCTTATGACGGTGAACTTTCCCCTGATGCCATTAGAACCGCTGCTATCGAAGCGAGACTCATCCAAGATACTAAGGCCGCACAGGTAGCGCAGGAAGCTAAAGGTTGGGATAGAACCAATCAGGCCGCTTCCGGTAACACTGTTGGTGAAGCCCCTGTGGATATGGTGACTCGGATCAGTAAGGCTTCTAGCCAAGCTGAGATTGAGATGTTGCTGGAAGAAGTAAGGTCTCTCCAACAAAACTAGCCCCGAAAGGCAAATCTCATGGCTTATACAGAAACATCCTCCCTATCAGTTGACCAGGTGGCGTTTGACCGCCTGGCCTATTTCGCTCTCCGTTCAGAACTGTTGTTCGACGCTGCTGCCGATGTCCAACCAACCCAACAGGCTATGCCTGGTACTGGCGTAACGTTCACGATCTTCAACGATCTTGCTACCGCTACCAGCACCTTGTCGGAAACCACTGACGTTACTGCACCCGCTTTGAGCGACTCGCAGGTCACGGTTACCCTCAACGAATACGGTAATGCCGTTATCACGACCGCTAAGTTGCGTGGAACTGCTTTCCTTGACGTTGACTCGGCTGCTGCAAACATCGTTGGTTACAACGCTGGTGCTTCAATTGACGAAGTTGCTCGTGAAGTTCTCGCCGGTGGATCAAACGTGATCTACGGTGGTGGCGGTACGACTACCCCGTCAAGCCGTACCACGGTTAAGGCTGTTGACATCATCGAAGCTAACGACATCCGCAAGGTGACCGCACAGCTTCGTGGTGCTAACGTTCCTACGTTCAACGGTTTGTACATGGCTTACATCCACCCCGATGTGGCTTATGACTTGCGCCGTGAAACTGGTGCTGCTGCTTGGCGTGACCCGCACGTGTACCAAGACACTTCGAACATCTACAACGCCGAAATCGGTGCTTTTGAAGGTGTCCGTTTCATCGAAACTCCTCGTGCAAAGGTGTTCCAGAACGCTTCTGACGGTTCGGGTTCAACCGGAACTATCGAAGTTTACTGCACTCACGTGATGGGTCGTCAGGCTTTGGCTAAGGCGTACTCGTCAATTGACGGTAACGGTTCAGTCCCGAAGGTCGTTCGTGGCCCCGTGGTTGACACCTTGAACCGACTCCAGCCAATCGGTTGGTACTGGTTGGGTGGCTACGGTCGCTTCCGTGAGGCTTCGTTGCGTCGAATCGAATCGGCTAGCTCTCTCTGAGTTTGTTCGGTGTGAAGGCTGGGTGGTACGATACAATGGTGTCGTGCCACCCAGTTTTTATTTTTGTAGGAGTGTTTGATGAGTATTTCTAATTATGGTGAATTAGCGTTTCTTAATACGTTGCGTAACACTTCGTTTGCTGTGACTGCCCCGTATGTGAAGTTGCATTTGGGTGATCCTGGCGAGGCTGGTACTTCTAACGCTGCGGTTGAGGCGACTCGTAAGGCGATTTCTTTTAGTGCTGCGTCGGGTGGTTCGATGGTTTCTAGTGCGACGGTTGAGTGGACTAATGTGTCTACGACTGAGACTTATTCGCATTGGTCGTTGTGGGATGCTTCGACTGCGGGTAATTGTTTGTGGACTGGTGCTTTGGCTTCTTCTGCTGCGGTTACTGCTGGTGACACGTTTCAGATCACGAGCCTTACTTTGTCGTTGGACTGAGTAGATGGCTACTTCGTTTCCTTCGGGGCTTGATGCTTTAACTAATCCTACGTCTTCGGATGGTTTGAATTCGCCGGATCATGCGGGTCAGCATGCTGATGCTAATGATGCTATTGAGGCGTTGCAGGCGAAGGTTGGTGTTAATGGTTCTGCGGTGACTTCATCGTTGGATTATAAGATTGCTGCGCTTACTACCAGTTCAGGTTTTGTTCCTATTGGTGCAGTCACAATGTATTCGGGTTCGACAGCACCAACTAATTGGGCGGTATGTAACGGTGCAGAATTAGCTATTGCTACGTATGGGCCTTTGTATGCAATCATTGGGACTCGTTACGGAGCATTGACTAACGGTTCTGGTGGTGCAGGTACTACCCACTTCAAGTTACCATCGTTTACTTCCCGTATTCCTAAAGGCACTGTTGGGACACCTACTGTTCCTACAACAATTACTTCTAGTGCGTCGTCTGCTGTTGACGTTCATACGCATACAGTGAATAGCACGTTTGCTGCTGGCAATGCAAACGACCATACACATGCAATTGGTGGGTCTACTGGCAATAACGACACAAGCCATTCACACTCTTGGTCTGCCAACTTTACAACTGGTAACAACAACGCTTCCCACTCACATACATATTTCAAACCTAACAGTGGTGCAAATAACAACAGCGGTAACCAAAATGCCGATCACAGCCACAACTTTAACTCAGGAACAATTGGTACTAATAACCAAAGTGCCAACCACGCACATAGTTTGCCTACCAACACGGGAAATGCGAATACGACCATAGGTGTCAACTCGTCGTTGACCGCAGGAAACGCCAGTACAATTAACGCACAAACACTTGCACACACTCATGGCGTTGACTCAGTAGATATCGTATTTATTATCAGGGTGGCATAATGAAACTAAACGATTGCGGTAAAGAACCAGGAATGGTTGGTTTTTGGGAAAAAATTGTTGGTACAACTGACGACATTGGATTTTTTGGTATAGCACAACATGTTTCAATTACCGACATCCAAGTTCAACAAGGCGAAACAGTACGGTGTGATGCAACATCGAGAAAAGGCCCACAAGGTCTTCATCAATGGCTTGGTGATAAATGTTCTTGTGGCAGCTCCGACGAACCATATGCTTTGACAGGAAACCATTACATAACATTTGAAAATGTTGCTGCAATGTACCCTGTTATTGAAGCAGTACCTTATGGTCATATTATGTATTTTGAGTTATTGACTCCCGAAGATGAAGTCAAAACAATTGAGAAACCTCATTCAGAATGTGCAAGAACACTCCAAGAAATATTTAGATTGTTATTGGAATGGGATTTTGCTTATACCGATTTAGGTAACCGTGAAATAACTGCGACGGTAAGTCATGGAATTGTCGAAACATTACAAATACCTAACTCTATTAAGCAATGGATTTTAACAGAAGTACCTGCCGAAAAAGTTGTTAGGTTCATTACAGGTATGGCCAACGCACAGCAACGCACAGACGAATCCATACCTGCTTTGACAGATGAATTTAGTGAGTGGCTTTGTTCAAAAATATTACAAACTCGGTCTATCGGGGGATATGATTCGTAAATGAACATTACTTATCCTGCTGGTGATTCAGGGATGATTGCAGTATTTGATGGGTTGATTTCAGCAAACACATGCCAGCAATTTATAAATGAAGCAAAACCTTTATGGTCTCAATTGTCACATCAAGGGCAAACTATGGGTGGCGTAGATATCAGGACTAAAAATAGTTTTGATATGACTTTTTCAAAACTAGGGTTTTCAGAAAAAAGTATTGACTATCCGGCAGTTTTTCAAAATATAGAATTAACATTTTTAGATGGTTTTATTAAAGCAATAGCTTCGTACCAAAACAAATTTCGTGCGTTGCACAACTGGCTAGAAATAGAAGATACTGGATTCCAAGTACAATGTTATAATAAATGTCGTGGCTGGTATCGTGAACATGTCGATAGTTTCCCTGGAACAAAATCACAAAATCGTGTTTTGTCAGGTCTCATTTATTTGAATGATGTTGAAAATGGTGGGGAAACCAGATTCCCATTACATGATGTTGAAGTTGAAGCTCGTGCTGGCCGTATAGTTTTATTCCCGTCTAATTACACTCATCCGCATGAAGGTAAAACTCCTTTGTCGGATGACAAATGGATTGTAAACACATTTTTTGTACATAATGAACAACCTGATTTTAATGACAATCCTCATACTCATAACCATGAGGACAACGACCATAGGAACTTAAATGGCTCGGTTGTATAACGATCCATCATTTCTTTATAACGCTAGTAATCTTTCTTACAACGGCGTAGTCACATTTTCTAGCATTGCTACAGGTTCAGGTACTGGCACAGAAACTGCTACATCGGCGGTTATACGAGCGAGAATTGCTACAGGGTCGGGTGCAGGTACAGAAACTGCCGACTCGAATATCAATCCGGTTCGTACCGCTACAGGTTCAGGCACAGGTACAGAGTCAGCTACCCGTATCCGTGTACCAGTTCGTACCGCTACAGGTTCAGGCGTAGGAGGATTTGATTCCACTGGAATCCATATCGCCCCACGTACTGCTACAGGTTCAGGCGAAGGAACATCGCTCAATAGTATTCTCCACAAGAATTTGCGTACCGCTTACGGTGCTGGAGGATCGACAACCAGTGATACCGCTGTCGGTGTTCACATCGCACCTAGAACCGCTACAGGCTCAGGTTTAGGAACATCGGCCACTCTCAGCGGGATCGTTTATATTCGTACCGCTACTGGTTCAGGGGCATCAACCGAAACTGCTACTTGGACTAAATCGTTGATCTTCCGCACACCAGCCGAAGACCGATTCCCGTGGGATGACTACCGTAACGCCGAACCCGCCCACCGACTGTTCTCCAAAGCCAATCAGGGGTATCGGGCAAGAAACATTTTCCGGCTCAACACCGGTGCATATACCAACACCGATCCGTTAGACCCCACACTTGTAGACAAAGTGTATTACGGCGGTCACGAATACTTTGTTGACCAAACCGAAAAAGACCAGCTAGTCGCAGCAGGGTATACTGTCACCTGATGCCTACATTCACTCCACCCACCGACCCATATTTGAACCTCACAGATTTTGATGTTGATACACCCCCAACTCAAAACATGCGGTTGTCGTTTCGACTGTTACGCCATTTTGCGTCGCTACCTCGTGGCAGGAATGTTTACAAACTAGATGACAACACATACACCGAAAACGATCCTGCCGACTTTGACACAATCCAAATCAGTTACCTCGGCGGTCATGTCTACACAGTTTCAGATGCTGAAGCTGCCAGCCTGACAGCCGCAGGATACAGCGCATACATCACCTGACTATAATAAAACCATGATTAAACACCAAGAAACCCACCCCACCCTTGATGTCGAAGGCTGCTTCGCATGCCGAATCTCCTCAGTATCAATGGACTCCTCCTGCACCCCTAACCGTCGCAAAGATGCAGCCCGCATTAATGCTACAGAATCCCGTTGGGACAAAGACATGGATGCCTACAAACGCCTACGGGCAGACGGTTTGCAACCAAACAAAATTGATGGTGCAGCCAACGTCGAGAAAAAGGCTGAGACAGCGTTCCAAGTTGAATCAGGCCATGTGTGAAACACCCTTACGATATTCAGGGCGTTAACATCCCTCATGTCGGCTACGGCAGGATGATGCAAGAAATACAAGACGTTGCCGTAGATCGCATTGACCAAACTGAAGACGCTGCCACAGTCGTATACGGTATGACCCCCGACATGATTAAAGGATCATGGGAAGGGCAGTCCACCGCAGTTCTTACCATGTGGGAAACCGATGTTTTGCCTCCACGTTTTGCCCGCCTTCTCCCCGCATATGATCGAGTCTTAGTCCCTTGCGATTGGAATAAAGAACTGTTTGACACTATTCACCCTGATGTCCATGTCGTACCGTTAGGTGTCAACCATGACGTGTGGAAACCCCAGGTAGTAGAAGATAACCCTAAGTTCAGGTTTATCACCGGTGGCTCAGGATGGTTACGCAAAGGTATCCCGCAGGTAGTCAAGGCGTTCCATGATGCTGCTCTGCCTGACAGCGAACTGATTGTCAAACTCCCCACCTATCTGTTTGATGACCCTAAAGAGTTCAACCTCGGCCCCAATGTGACCATTGTCAGGGACAACCTGTTAGTTACTGAAGAACGAGACCTACATGCCTCAGCCGACTGTTTCGTATCCGCTTCCAGGGGCGAAGGGTTTGGGTTGATTCCGCTACAACAGTTAGCGTTAGGGAACAGAGTGATCGCCCCTGCCACCACAGGACACCTCATGTTCTCCCACCTGTTCGACTATGCCCTGGATGCTTCCCCTGAGACAGCCCATATGCAGACGTACAAAGATATTGGGAACTGGCTTGTCCCCAACCACGACCAGCTCGTTGACAGCATGAAGGATGCTTACGCTAAGGGTCGCCCCACTTTCATTCAACGGCAGGCTCGACATAAGAAAACTTTAGGGTTTTCGTGGGACAACACTTTGGACAAACTTTTGACCGCCCACCCCCCAACAGGGATGTTGACTACGAAACGGTGGAAACCTGCCGGCGAAAACTTGGTGCAGGTCAGGGCGTTAAGAAAGGTTGAGGCTGATATTGGGGTGTACAAGATCAGGATTCCTAAAGGGGAACTGAAATGGATTCCTGTATCTACTTTTGATGCCCTTATTGGGTCTGGCGATGTTACCGAATTTTTGGCGCAAGATAAGGTATACTAGGGGCTATGTCTGCCAAACAGTCCAGGAGAAAAAACTAATGAAAAAAATTGACCGTGGTGGTTCTGGTGGTAAAGGTAAAGATGTAAAGCCTGGTACGAGTTATCCTGCCAATAACCCTAACAAAGCTTTCCCTATGGGATTTGCGGAATATGCTATGGAAGGCTATAAATGGAATGGCCGTATTTATAGTGTTGCTAAAGTTCGCAATAAAGCCGACACTGGTTCAAAGCCTGTTGCTGTGAGCGACAGTATTGCTGGCTTGCCTAATTGGGATAAATATGTCCCACCAAAAACCAACATGGTAGGCAAAAAGCCAAAACCAGCAAACAATAAGGCCGCTAAGAAGAAGTGACTACAGCAGGTACGATCCTTGATCGAGCCAACCAACTCCTGTTGGCAGGTGTCGTAGAAGAACGCAACAAGCTTGCGGCTTCTTGTGATGCCTCCGAAACCACGCTCACACTGTCGTATGCTCTCGGTTCTCTCCGTGAGAACACTGTCTTTGAAATCGGTTCAGAGATGATGTTTGTTTGGGAAGCAAACAGTACATCTAAAACGGTTACTGTTGAACGAGGCTACGGTGGCTCTACCGCTGCCGCCCACACCGCTGGCGATATCGCTACAGTCAACCCACGTTTCCCTCGTGGACAAATGTTGACAGCTCTCAACTCTGAACTGAACGATCTATCATCCCCGCTTAACGGGCTATTCCAAATCAAAACAGTAGACCTGTCATACAACGGATCAGATCGCATGGTGAACCTCACGGGTGTCACCAGCATGATTGACCTATACGATGTCCGATACCGCTACTTAAACGACGATTACCCTGTTGTCCGTAGCGTTCGACTCCTACGAGACATGCCAACCACAGACTTCGCTTCAGGGTTCGTTCTCGCATTTGACACTTATGTCCGTTCCGGTACTGTCCGTGTGATCTACAAAGCCCCATACGGCACACTTGCTACCGAAGCATCAGTGCTATCCACGGCAGGTGTAGGCGCAGAAATTGAAGACCTGCTCGTGTTGGGTGTCCAGATCCGTATGGTCGCTGGCCGTGAAGTGAAACGCAACTTTACTGAATCACAGGGCGATACTCGTCGTGCAGACGAAGTACCCGCTGGATCGGTTACGAACAGTATTAATAACTTGTTGCGGTTGCGTCGAGATCGCATTATTGCTGAAGCCTCACGTCTTACCCGCCAGTATCCTCTGCGTTTCAGGAAGTAGCCGATGGCTACACTAATTAGATTCACTGCCCCATATGTGGGTGGGCCTTCGTTCTATACAGGTACGGGTGTGTCGGGTCTTGTGCCTGACATTTTTCCTGTTGCTATTGCTGGTCGACCGTACATGTTGGATTTGAAGTCTGGTCGTTTCGGTCGTGCGTTTGAACAACGTTTGCGTGACTCTGCTGACGATTCCAATATTCCTGGTGAGGGTGCGATTAACCCGCAGGGTTTGTGGCGGCGTGGTCAGGTGTCGTGGCATAAGGGTTCGGCACAGAAGTATGGTGATACCGCTGAGGGTGTTGACACAAGGTTTTCTTCGTCTAAGAATGTCAATCCGTGGGTCAAAGGCCAGTTGTCGTTGTTGCCTACTACGGAACAGTTCGCTTCTTCGGCTAACACGAATTTGAAGATGGTTGTTGCTGGCGACAGGTTGTATATCGCTGATGGTAACGATTTGAAATATACGACTAATCCGTATGCGTCTACTGTTTCGTGGACTACGGTAACTGGTTCTCCTGGTAGTGCAGTCAATACGCTCACCACCGATGGTTATACGGTTTGGTGTGCATTTGCAGCAGATGGTATTCATTCGACTAACACCGCATCTAGTTCAATGAGTTCCTACATTTCAGGAACAAACACTTTTACCGCAGTTGACTACGTTAAAGGTCGACTCATGGCAGCGCACAGTGGGGGTATTCACAACTACACCTCATCAGGTGGCCCAGGATCAGCGTTATACACCCACCCCAACAGTAACTTCAGTTGGATCGGTTTCGCTGGTGGACAGAACCATATCTACTGCGCCGGATACTCAGGCAACATCAGCATGATCTATAAAACAACGATCAAAGCTGACGGTACAGCATTAGATATCCCAACTCATGCAGGGCAACTACCTCACGGCGAAATTGTTTCAGCGATCCACGGCTATCTCGGTTATATCGCTATCGGTTCTAACCGTGGTATCCGTTTGGCTACCTCTGACGCAGATGGAAACCTGTCTATCGGCCCACTCCTAGAAACCCCCAACACTGTGAGTTGCGTTGTTGGTGACAGTCGTTTCTTCTGGTACGGCTGGACAAACTTTGATTCCACATCAACAGGCTTAGGTCGAATTGATCTCTCACAATACAACTCGGTTAACGAACCTGCCTACGCATCCGATCTCATGGCAGACGTACAAGGTGCTGTCACCGATACCGACAACTGGCAAGAACGCCGACTGTTCGCTGTGTCCGGTCAAGGGTTCTATCGTGAACATCAAACACAACTCGCTTCAACAGGATATGTGGAAACAGGTTCGTGGCGTTGGGGTATCCCCGACCCTAAGTTCGCTACCTTCGTTGACTTCCGATCATTGCCACTGTCAGGGTCGCTCACGTTCGCTTTAAGCCTTGATAACGGTGGCTACGAATCACTCGCAACTTTTGATACGCAAGGAACAACAGAGAAAACTTTTGACGGTTCAGACACATCATTCGGTGAAGCAGCTTTCAAAATCACTTTTGCTCGCAGTTCTACCGATGCAACCTCTGGCCCAACATTGACCCGCTGGCAAGTTCGTGCGTTCCCTGCACCAAAACGATCAGAACTGTTCTCTGTCCCTGTCCTACTACACGAAAAACTTAACCGTTCAAACAGAGAATATTATTACGATGTCACTAACGAGTTGTCGTTTTTACGTGGACTCATTTCTGATACTCGTATTACTACATACCAGGAAGGCGAAGAAACATTCAAAGTGATTGTTGAAAACGTCGAATGGATACCAGTTGACTCCCATGTCAAGAACTGGATTTTTGATGGTACAGCAGTTATTACTTTACGTTCACTCACAGCATAAGGATTATCATGGCAAAGACACGCAGATCATATAAGGGTGGTGCAGCAAGTACCACAACAGGTACAAGTATCGCAGCATCGGGAGCAACAACATTTACTATTGCTGCTTACACGGGCTGGCCTTACGGTTCAGCACCGTTCTTTGTGGTGGTTGAGCCTGGTACTTCCAATGAAGAAAAGATGTTGGTTACCCGTACTGGTGCTACTGATACGACGATCAATATTTATGCGACACCTTCTGTTGCAGCGAACCGTGGTATGGATGGTACAACCTCTTACCTTCATGCTTCAGGGTCGACTGTTTATCCTGTGTTCACCGCTACTGATGCTGACGAAGCAAACGAATTGGCTTCGACTTTAACAACTCAGGGTGACATTCTTATTCATGGTGCTTCAACGTTTGGTCGTGTCGGTATCGGTACTGCGGCACAAGTGTTGCGTGTCAACTCTAGTGCTACTGCTCCAGAATGGGGTCAGGTTGCTACAGCAGGTATCGCTGACGATGCTATTACTGCGGCCAAGATCGCTACTGGTGCTGTCGGTGCTGACGAGATCGCTGCTAACGCTGTCGGTGCTTCGGAGTTGGCTGACGATGCCGTTGACACTGCCGCCATTGTGAACCTTGCTGTTACGACAGGGAAACTTGCTGACAGTGCCGTGACTTCAGCGAAGATCGCTGACGGAACTATTGTCGATGCTGACATTAACGCTTCCGCTGCTATCACTTTAACTAAGTTAGGTACGGGCGCATTGCCGACAACGATTACTGTTGCTTCAGCCAACCTTGTTGATGGCACTATTGTTGATGCCGATATCAATGCTGCGGCTGCTATCACTAAAACAAAGATTAGTGGTACGGCGATCACGGCTGCTGATACCGGAACTGTTACTAGCACAATGATTCTTGACGGTACGATTCTTAACGCCGATGTTAATGCTTCCGCTGGTATCACGGCAGGCAAACTTGCTGGCGTGTTCACTACAGCTTCCGGTGCTAATAAGACAATCACAATTTCTGCTTCTGCCCCTACTGGTGGAGCAGATGGCGACATTTGGTTCAAATACTGATATGCCCACGTATGTAAACGTTTCTGGAACATGGCAAGAACTTACTGGTACGGATAGACCGTATGCCAATGTGTCTGGTACTTGGCAGGGTGCTACTAACATGTATGCCAATGTGTCTGGTACTTGGCAGCAAGTTTATCAATATGACAACACTGGCCCAACTCTTAACACCCCAAGTGTTACTTCAGGTGGTACAGCAGATACCGTTTCTTGGTCTGCTATTACCGATGCTGGGTCTGGTGTTGCTTCAGCAACGTTGTACCAGTATTTCTACAACGTAACTACAAACAGTTATATCGCCGGCAATACTTATTCGATTCCTACGCCTACAAGTAGCGGTTCTACTTCTATGGCTATTTCAACATCGTATAGAAATACGCCAACAGGTAACCATTACCAGGTTTACTATTATCTTGTTGCTACCGACAATGCAGGCAACAGCACTGACGGTTCAACCACTGGCCAATATTCTGCATTTATTAATACTCGACCATACGGCACATACAGTTTTGTTAACACTGCCGCAGATTCACGCAACCTCGCAAATAGCGCATGGCTTGGCACAACCACAGAAGGTATTGTCGGCTACTCCACATCATCACGAGCATACGGTTGCTGGTTCTACGGAGCTGACACAATCAAGACAGCATGTCGAGGATGGAACGCAGACAGTGGCACAATCTTTGTTAAACGTGCTGCTGCTGGTGATACGAACCGTGGTAACTCAGGAACGTTCTATCTCAAGACACACAATTTAAGTAGTGCTTCAGGTGCGGCCACATTTAGTGGCAACCCATTAACTGTTGCTTTAAGCGGTAACAGCGCATCTGCTTATGTTTCACTAGATTACACAGCGATCAACGCATTACAAGATGGCACTGCTCAAGGTATCGGAATGTACGACCATGATGCACAACCAGGTTTCTTGTTAGGTGCAAGAGATTTCTCCGGTCTTATCACATTGGTTTACAACTAGAAAGAAAAAAATGACCACATACACCGTACTACCCATCATCATGCCCTCCGATCTCGCAGGACAAAAGAACGGCGAAATCAACCCCGCCCTCCTACGAGACATCAAAGCCCCAGGAGGCAAACTGCACCGCCTAGCAGCAACCGCATGGAACGCCATGCAACTCGCCGCATACTTCGACGGGATCGAATTGAAGCATGTTGGCGCATACCGCCCGTTACCCGAACAAATCAAGTTGTTCAACGCCCGCTACGAGGCCGCCCCGACAGGTCGCACTCCACAAGTGACCCGTACTTATCAGGGTAAGACTTGGTATTTGAAGAAGGGTGTCGCACCGGCAGGCTCGCCTGGGACTAGCAATCATGGCATCGGACTCGCAATCGATGTCGCCTCAGCATCAGGTAAGCGACTTGAATGGTTGCTCGGTGACGGATTCTTAACAAGCAACGCTCTCAAGTTTGGTTTCAGTTGGGAAGTCCGTGACGGAGCTAACGCAGAAGCATGGCACATCCGCTATGTCGCCGGCGACACCCTGCCACAAGCAGTAACAGAAGCACTCGCAGCGTTCCCCACCCTTGACGTTCGTTGAGATACATACTTCGCATCACCCTAGTATTTGTATCAGCGTTAGCTTTCGTCACTCCAGCATCCGCTGAAGCAACAATCCTTGTCACTCAACCAACAGACTTTTGGTTTGACTACTCCGAACCAACCCTGTTTGTGGCACGAACATATCAATCTGATATATTCCCGTCAGACCCCCAACTCTGGTTATACACAGAAGACGGGGTACTAATAGTCACCAATGATGACTTCAATGGGTTACAATCATTGATCGAGATAGAAGTACCCGCAGGCAGATACCGTCTACGGGCATCCACATGTTGCTACGAACCTGACGTATGGCGGGGAGGTGGCGAATGGAATATTCAGTACGAACTGTATTACAACGGGTTACAAACCGACCCCACTACTACAACTGAGGTGACAACATCGCTACCACCAGAAGCATCTACGACGACGACCCAAGCAGAATTGCCTACCACAACGCTGTCGCCTGGCGAACTACCGTCAACCACATCCTCCACTACCTCGATACCGGAGACAACGACAACATGGGAAATGCCTACAACATCCACGATCCTGCCGACGACCTCTACTACTACTGTCCCTCCAACGACTGTCCCTGTAACGGAAGCTCCACCCACCGTGACGACTATTGGCGCACCCATTCCTACGGTTACGACCCAACCATCGACTACGACGACATCAACTACCATCCCGCCTACCTCGCAGCCTACAGAAACTACCTCAGAGCCACCTCAGACCGCCCCTGACAGCCCCGAAACGACAACTACGACATTGCCCCCAATTGTGGAAGGGGAAGCCGTAGAACCCGAAATAGCGGTCGCCTACGCTACCGACCCCGAAGTCCTCGCCACAGTCACCGAAGACGAAGCCACCGAAATCTTTGATGCCATCATCGTCGAAGAACTCACCGCAGAAGAAGCCGCCGAAATCGTGGCCGCTGTCCAAGACGCACCCCCCGAAGTACGAGAAGCTTTCGAGGAAGAAATCAACGTTTTCGACGGGACATTTGACACCTATGTCCCCCTCGGATCAACCGTATCGGTCGCCTCACGACGAACAGTCACCGCAGCAACCGCCGCAATCGGAGCAACAATACCCGTAGCAAACAGAAAGAAGACCAAATGAAACTGTGGAAAACCCTCTTTGAAGCAGGCGTAATGGCGGCAGGACTCGTGCTAGTCATCATCACCCTGTCAGGAAAGACCCAAACCATTGGCCTTATCGCCAGTGCTGTAAGCCTCGCCCTGTTTATTAGTGCCAGCATGATGGACAAGTAACAAATCTGCTAAAATAGGTGTATGATTACCCGTAGCCGACTCAACCTAGCCATTGTAGGCTGTGTACTGTTAGCTTCGTTTTTAACCGCATGTTCTGATCGCTACAGGAATCCCGCAGATGACCCAAGAAACCAAGAATCCCCGCAAACGACTATCGCCGGATGAAATAGCTGCACGAGTACGTGCCTTGCTAATCATCACCCTGGCAGGAGTCCTATTCTTTATTGTTGCAGGGCTTTTGTATTCCCTCATTTTTGTGTACCAGCCTGAACAGATGGCTGAAGCGGATATTAAGATGTTCGAGATATTAAGTCCGTTGACTGCCGGCATCGTTGGCGCATTGACGGGTCTCGCTGCTGGGGCAGCCCTCGGCAAATCTAACGACGACGAGTGATTCGTGGAGTTAGTGCTAGTACCCATAGCGGTCGCTCTCATCGGCGGCCCTGTGATGTGGTTCTTATCCCGTTTCGATAAACGAAACACTGAGCAACACGGTCAATCAATCGCATTGTTGACTGAAGTTCGTGACGACATGAAAACTGTGCGCCGACGACTCGACAAGCATATAGACTGGCACGCCCACCAGTCCGAAGAATAACAAACAACCAGCCCACAGAGGCTTTTTATAGGAGATGCTTGACATTGTGTAACGAAGTTGGTGAACTGTACCCTGAAATCAGGTATTACTTAACTAGAGTGATACCACGAGGGAGCGAAGATGGAGACCGTTTGGGATTCATCATCGATAAACTGGAGGAACATGAGTCTCGCAGACGAGTTATACAAGCAGCCAAACAACCCTAAATATTTTGATTGCAAAGTCAAATATTTGTTAGATGAGTTAGACAAAGTTGAACGACTAGCTTTGGTATGCGCCATCAATAAAGTTCGAGAAGGTGGCGTGAATGAAAAGAAGTCAGGTATGTACCCGTGGACTGCGGTATGGTTACGGGGAGTGTTAGCAAACAACGGTCACATCATCGGTAAGTCCGCTATGCGGAAACATTTGGAAGGGAAGTGTTCTTGTGGCATTAAGTGAAGAACTAATAACAGGCCCGCCGGCAAACCGTAAAGAAGTCCTCGGTAAAATCGCTGACCTACTAGAACGTCAAGGGATCAACGTTGACGAAGTAGGACAGATCGGTCGAGTATCCATCTACCAGTCGCTCACCAAGAACGATGAAGGCGAAGCAGAAATCCATGACCTCATGGGCATCCAGTTCTCGCCGGCATGGGAGACAGGCCCACAATGGCCTGTTATCAACCCTGGCAAACCAGTCAACATCAAAATGGTGTTACCGAAAACGATAACAAAACCTGAAGGATACGAAACAGCAGTCATCCTGCCAGACATCCAGTTCGGTTACTACCGTGACATCAACGGCAATCTTGTATCCACCCACGATGAGACAGCGTTAAATATTGCTCTCAATATTGTGGCTACAAGTAACGCCGACAAAGTAATCCTCGTTGGTGACAACATGGACTTCCCCGAATTCGGCAAGTACCGTCTGTCCCCAGCGTTTGCATTAACAACCCAAGCATCAATAGATCGAGCAACCCGTTTCTCTGCCGAACTACGAATGGCTGCCCCTAACGCAGACATCGTATGGCTCGCAGGCAACCATGAAGAAAGGCTACCCAACTATGTCCTTGACAACGCAAAAGCAGCGTTCGGTTTACGCAGAGGTAACACACCGGATAGTTGGCCTATTCTCAGTGTGCCTCATCTGTGTCGTTTCGATGAGTATAGGATTAGGTATCTGGCTGGCTACCCCGCCTCGTCGTACTGGATCAACGAACGAATCAGGGTCATCCACGGAGACAAAGTGGCAAGCGGAAGCTCCACGGCCCATAAGTATCTTGCGACATCAAAAACCAGCGTGGTATTCGGGCATATCCACAGGCGTGAATGGGCAGAACGGTCACGTGAAGATTTCGATGGCCCCAAAACCATCCTTGCAGCTTCACCAGGTACACTCGCTAAGACAGATGGTGCAGTTCCTTCGACAAAGGGTGGCATCGACCTCGACGGAAGACCCTTACCTATTGTCGAAGATTGGCAACAAGGTTTAGCGGTTGTCACATACCAGCCTGGTGACGGGGAATTCTGGTATGAGCAAATCCCAATCCATAGCGGTAGGGCGTGGTGGCGAGGTAAACTGTATGCGTGACAGAATATCTGTACTGCGAAAAATGCGATGAGTATTGGAGACAACGGGATGGAAGACGATGCTCAGAGTGCGGATCAGTCGGCGTTCCCACCGAAGAACCCGATGAGTGAAGTTTACGATTCTGATGATCCGACTTGGCCGATGGTTGTTGTGCAGTGGCGTGACGCTCATGCCGGCGGTGACGCATCGTGGACTTTCACTGATGGTTATGAAGCTGAGGTTGTTATGCCGATCACGGTCGGTTGGGTATGGCCCAGGTGTAAACCTGGCTATATGACTTTGGTGGGTACTGTTATGAACAATGCTGAAGAACCCGAAATTGTGGGGGACATCAACCATATCCCGTGGGAGAACATTGTTAACGTGTATTCGCTAGCGATCCATATGCCAGTAAATTGGAATCAAGAATTGGATTGACTTCCATACACCCCTATAGTAAAGTAAAATCAAACAACGAAAGAGAGAGACATGTCATCAACATTTATTAAACCACCCCACGGATCAATGGAATGGCTTAAAGCCAGACACCGTGACGAAGAAGGCAACCCACGTATCTCAGCATCGGAAGCTGCTGCTGTACATGGTGAGCATCGATTCATCAGCAAGTACGGTTTGGCTGTCGCAAAGATGGCTGACGAACCTGTTGTTACCGAAACGAATCGTGCGATGGAACGAGGCAACCGTTTGGAAGCCACACTCCTCGAATGGCTCGGTGACGAGATCGGTGTCGAACTGATTGAACCGTCAGTCATGTATGCGATTGAAAATTCCGGTAGCCCAATGGTCGCTACTCTTGACGGTGTAGACAAAGAGTCATACCT